TGCCGCTGGAGCAGTACGTGGGCGAGATGACCAAGCGGAGCTATTGCCGCGACTTAATCGCTAAAGAGTTGATGGACATAGATATGCACGACAAGGCGATCTATTTTCACTTGGTGGACTTTCCGAAAGGGCAGTTTTACAAAGCCTCTGAGCGTGTGTTTGAGGTCATTAAGGGTTTGGGCTATGAAAAGATTTTGGTCGATGACTACAACCGTAGCGGCAAGGATGTATGGAGCAAGTACGGTTTTACCGGCTGCTACTTAGACAACCTGCGCGTTAAACATTTGGGCTGGTGATGCTACTAAACCTTATTACAGCACTGGTGGCTTTAGCTGCACCAGCAATGATTTTTCTGGAAGTTTACTTTGGCTTTAACTTCCCCGTATGGTCTTTTTTAGGCCCTGTATCCGTAGCGGCTGCGCTGTTTATAGCGGTGATTGCTCACGCACTTGATGGAGATAAAGATGACTAAACACACGGTAACGCTTATTGCGCGTTGCACTTACGAAATCAAAGCCAAAGATTTTGACGCTGCACTGGAGGTGGCGCTAGACGAACTCACGCAAGTGCTTATTGAGGGCGTGCAGGAGCCGCTAAAGCAGCTTGCTATTGATGTTGTTATAGGGGTATGAAATGGAAACGCACAAGATAGTTATAGACGCAAAGCTGGAGTTTGATGTTCCAGCAGATCATGAAGTGTTAGCGGTAACAAAGGCATTGGTATGGCTTTGCGATGCGCTGACAAACGACAAAGATTCACTTCTAAAAGCGGTGGGTTTCAACTTAGGTAAAAAACAGGAGTAAATCATGGACTTATCATTTTTAAAGAACTTTGCGCCCTTAATCGGGACTGCTTTAGGTGGCCCTCTGGGGGCTGCTGCGGCGGTGTTTGTGGCTGACAAGCTGGGTATTGAAAACAAGACCGTGGAAGCCGTATCTGCGGCTATCTCAGGCGCTAAGTTAAGCCCTGACCAGATCGCTGGCATTCGTGCTGCGGAGATGGAGTTCCAGAGGTTCTGCGAGCAAAACAAGATTGACATCGTGCGCATGAACCACGACAACACCAAGTCTGCACGGGATATGCAGATTGCAACCAAGAGCAAAACTCCTGAGATTTTGTCTTTTGTTATCACGATTGGCTTCTTTGGCATTCTGAGTTATATGCTGACGATGCAAGCACGCCCCAGTGAAGCCCTGCTCATCATGCTTGGCTCTTTAGGCACTGCGTGGGCGGCTGTCTGCAATTTCTGGTTTGGTTCTACCGCTGGCTCTGCACGTAAGACTGAACTGCTGTCGCAAGCCCCTGCAATCGAAAGCCAAAAATGAAAAAAGTAGGTATTGTTCTTGCTGGTGGCGGGGCTAAGGGTGCCTTTGAGGTGGGCGCTCTTGAAGTGATATTGCGCCGAATCAATATGATGGGTGATGACTTGGTGGGTGTTTGTGGCACTTCAATTGGTGCCTTTAACGCTGCGTTTGTAGCTTCAGGCCAGTTCAAGGTCTTGAAAGACGCTTGGATGAACTTCACCCCGCAAAACTGCCCCATAACCCAATCGGGAATGCTTGGCCCAATCGGTACGCTGTTAACTAAAGGGCACGCTTACAAAGCAAAGCCCCTGTATGACTTTCTCAAAAAAAACCTCGACATGGATGCTTACCTCGGCTCTGATGTGAAGTGCATCAATACCTTTGTGCGCTTGGGTGATGGCGAGATGTACCACGGCGGTAACTTCGGCAAAACCAAGAAAGATGCTGACCGTGCCATCAAGGAAATCATGGCAAGCATGGCGATTGTTCCTTGGCTGGATTCGGTGAAGATGGATGGCTTGGAGTATGTAGATGGTGGCTTCCGTGACACCGTGCCCGTCAAAAGCCTGATCGACCATTGCCCCGACCTTGACATTATTTACATCGTCAACTGCAACCCCGAGAAGCGTAAATGGAACGATGCACTGTCTCAAGGTGGCTCTGCTGGCTTGCTTCCACGGCTCAATTTCTTCTTCAACGATATTTTGTGGGACGAAAACAACCGCAGCGATATTGAAATTGGCAAGCTGAAGTTCTGGGGTAATAGTCAGAAATTCCGTCTGATTTTCCCTGAGCAGGTTGAGTTACAAACGGGTGTATTTGATCCCACTTTAATCCGAGTTGCAATTGTTAATGGCGGTCTAGCAGCCAGATTGGAAACTATATGAACAAAAAATCCCGTTTTTTGTACATGAGCCTTCTGTCATGTACAGTTTTTATTAGTTTTCAGTGCACAGCGGCTTCGCTAACTGGCACCGTCACAGAAGTGCATGACGGAGACACGCTCAAACTAACTGACGCAAAGAAGGCGGTTCACAAGATTCGTCTTGCAAGCATTGATGCGCCTGAGCTTAAACAGTTCTACGGCTACTCGTCAAAAAACTCGCTGGCACAACTAACGCTCAACAAAAAGGTTAGCGCCCAGTGCACCACAGTAGATATGTACAAGCGCCAAATCTGCACTGTCTTTGCAGGCAAAGTAGATGTCAATTCGCTACAGGTAAAGCGCGGTATGGCTTGGGCGTATCTGCGTTACGCGCCTAAAGACACCCCGCTTAAAGATATTCAAGATCAAGCGCGTCTGGCAAAGCTAGGGCTGTGGTCTGAGGCTGAACCAGAAGCACCTTGGGACTTTCGACGTAACGTAAAGGATGCACCATGAACAGCGGCTGAACCAATCTTCTTCCTCACCCTCTCGCGTTTTCTTTTAATGTTTTTGGAGTTTTAAAATGTCAAATATTCTTATCAAGTACAGCTTAGTTACCGAAACCCCTATCTCCCTTTACAAAGGTGAGTTAGCTTACTCGCAAGCCAGCGGCAAGCTGTATATCGGCTCTAACATGGGTGTTCCCCAGCTTATTGGCGGCGCTGATCTGATTGATCGTTTTGGCGTAGCTGAAGGTGGTATTACCCAGTTAAAAATTGACGTTGATGCTGCGGAAGTCGAAATTCAGACGCTGCTTAACTCAGTTCTGGGTGCAGGCGGCGTAGTTGAGCGTCTAGGCGATCTTGAGAGTATCCGTGACGATCACGCAGGCCGCATTGTTGCCAATCTAAGCCGCATCAATGGCATTGACGCCGCTTACAAAGCTGCTGATGTTGCCTTGACTGGCGAGATTGCCCGTGTAGATGGCGCTATTACTGCCCTGCAAACTCAGGTCGGCACTGGCTTGGCTGGTCGTGTTGGTGCGCTTGAAATCTCACAAGGCTTGCAAGATACCCTTCTGCGTGATATTGATGATAACCTCACAGGCGTGGTTAATCGGCTGAACAACGGCGACCCCACCTTTGGCAATTTGACCGTAACAGGTAATCTGACTGTTAACGGCGGTGTTACCAGCGTCGAGTCCACTGTTGTCACTATCAAAGACCCAGTTATCTCTTTGGGTGACGCTACCACTACGGTCAATGATGGTATGGATCGTGGTGTCGAGTTTAAACACTTTGATGCTGCATCAAATAGCATCAAGACCGGCTTCTTCGGTATGGATGCTTCGGACAACAAGTTCAAGTTCATCCCTGATGCGCTGATGAACTCGGGCGATAACGTCTATGAAGGTGCTACTGGCACTATCGTGGCTGACGTTGAAGGCTCTGCCACCAAGCTGGCTGCTGCCGTAGAAATCGCCTTATCGGGTGAAGCCTCTGGTTCAGCGATGTTTGACGGCTCTGGCAATGTGAACATTCAAGTGGCTGTGACAGGCTCTAGTGAAGCCTACGCTGAGCAGTTAGTTCGCCGTGATGCACACGGTAGCGCTAAGTTTGCGGTTATCGAAACCTCCGGGATTGCATTATTCAAAGGTGGTGCTGACTTCAACGACAGAGAGCTGCTCAATGCCTTTATTGACGGCGGTACGTTCTAACCAGTAGGACAAAGGGTAGGAACTCAATTCCTACCCTTCTTAACTATGACCAAAATCATCACAAAACATTCGTGCGTTGACGGTAAAGAACCCAAGAACTTGCTTCATGGGGAAATTGCTATCAATACCACTGATGGTGTCTTGTTTTTCAAAGCACCCTCTGGCGAACTTCACAGAATTCATGCGAAGCCACCAGAGGTTGCCCCAAATTTATTAGATCAGGTGAACCGCTACCTGTTTCTCTTCTTGCTGATTCACTGGCTCGCTGCGACGGGCTTCATCATTTTGCATTTTTCTGTATAAATATCTTTCATCTAAGTTAGAAGTGTGATAGATTAATGCTATCGGTTTAGGTAGGTCACGACAGCACCTCCAATTCGTTGGCTGCGACGACATGCGGCAAAGGGACTGAAAAGTCATTTTGTTTGTCATTCGTCGAAGGAGTCAATCATGACCACTACTAATTTAGGTCTGCTCACTGCTGAGCAAAAAACAATCTGGGGTATGGACCTCTGGAAAAACGCCCGCAACAAATCGTTCATCTCCAAATTCATGGGGGCGGACAACGGGTCTATGATTAACCACGTTACCGAGCTGACCAAGGGCACCAAAGGTACCCGCGCCGTTATCACGCTGCTGGCCGATCTGGTCGGTGATGGTGTAGCAGGCGACCGCCAGCTAAAAGGCAACGAAGAAGGTATGCAGACCTTCGAGCAGGTCATTCGCTATGACCAGCTGCGCAACGCCAACAAAAACGAAGGCCGCATGGCCGAGCAGAAGTCGGTGTTCAACTTCCGCAACAGCTCTAGAGATGTGCTTAGCTACTGGTTAGCTGACCGTATCGACCAGATGGCTTTCCAGACCCTCGGCGGTATTGGCTACCAGTACAAACCCAACGGCGCTCTGCGCATTGGCTCTGACCTCCCGTTCCTGGAGTTCGCTCAAGACGTGTCTGCACCTTCGCAGCGCCGTATGTGCCGCTGGAACGGTACCAGCAAGACCCTGCAGACCGCGACCAATGGTTCCAACACCAGCGCCGACGTGACTGCTACCGACACCCCGATGTGGGATATGTTCGTGCAGCTCAAGGCTTACGCCAAAGACCGCTACATGCGCGGTGTGGGCGGCGACGGTGGCGAGGATAGCTACCACGCTTTCTTGACACCCCAGGCCATGGCCAAGCTGAAAAAGGACGTCGACTACAACGCTAACTTGCGCTACAGCCAGAACAGCGGCACCAACGCCAAGCTGTTCAGCGGTGCATCCGTCAG